TCAAACCGTCCCACATAAAGTCAGGGACTTTGATTTCCATAAAGATTGATATGAAGTATGATACCAACATTACAACCATTGTTACTGACCCCCAAAATCTCTTTGATGAGATTTCAGTGTTAGCACTTAATAAATCTTGAATGAACTTTTTCATACCAATAAATATTATGATTTTTTTTCATCTGCGATTTGGTATAGTCAAAACTAAACTTTAACTTTGTAAAACAATATAACTTATTTTAATATGTTAAATCCACACGAAAATAGAAAACACGAGTTTGATATCATTCCCGAGAGTGAGATATTTCACGAACTAAACACTCGTGAAAAGAACTACCGAGCAGCAGATATATGGGAACTTCTATATGATAAATCATTTACATCCGCAGAGTCGGGGACTGTTGAGTTAAAAGACATCTCCGCATCTGCCATTGTAAGAGGTGGTAAAGGAGAACTAATGATTGAAGTAGCCAGTGAGTTTCCTAATGAAGCACAAAAACCAAGTGGGTTTGGAACAACCAAAGCACCCAACTGGGTATTTGCTCTAAACACTCCAGATGGTAAGAGTATGACTGATGCTCCAATCCTACATTGTTGGGGTCTTAAAATCAAAAGAATGATTAAGAGATTGAATATAAAACCAACTTATCATACATCCATTTATGGTGAGAGAGTTAAGGATTACAGAATACCTCTTATTGAGTTGTTAAAAGATTGGTTGGACCTTATACCAATAAAACAGTTGGAGGAGTACATTATCAAGAGAAAACAACAGACATCATCATCACGTCTAAAAGAACTACACAGAAACAAAAAAAATATTAAATAAGTTTTGTAGATTAAAAAAGAAGTAGTATATTTGTAAGACAATAACGATAAAACAAAACAAAATGGAAAACATCAAAAAAATCTACATTAACGAAAACGGAACTTTTCACACCACTCACTACAACGGTAGTTGGAACGTCATCAAAATGGAAACAACTGACGACTTGGATTACAGTATCAGTATTTACGAATACCTTAACGATAGAGTTTGGGATTACGAAGAAGAAGAAGGTATTGAACTTGAAGGTGAAGATTACGAAAACTTCATCAAAGACGAACTTGAATATTTGTCTGACGCATTTGACTTTGAGTTGGTTGTTGTAACTAAAGAAGAAGGTGTTAAATCAACGATTACCTACCTTGTGGATACTATGACTGAAGTAAGTAAGATAATGTCTTACGGAGAAGATTTCGTACCTCGTCCTATGTCCTTCAACGAAGCTGTAAAACACTTCACAAGTCCAATGTGTGTAATCAACGGTGAAAGAAAGAAAGATTGTAAATATCTATTTGAGAACCACTACAACTTGTTTGAGGAAATCTATGAAGAAAAGATGAGTGAGATTGTTGGTATGTTTGTTAAAACTGAAAGATTATTCTAAAAAAAAACAAAATGGAAAATAGAACAAAAAAAGTAATGAAAGAAACAGAGAGTATCTTGGGATATTCTCTACCAAAACTTACCGAAGAGGAAAGACAGTGGAAACATTGGATGAGTGGTGGTATATGGACTAACCTTCATACTGGTGAGAAAATGAACTACAACGAACTTAAAAAGACGATACCCGCTTATTTTAAGGACAAATACGAAAAATACGAAGAGTTTGTTTCAGTATTCAATAGAAGATATAATAACATATAAAAGATATTGGATGGGTATTGTATTGTTTCGTTTTGTTGACCCATCCACCTAAAACCATCAAATAATTATACTTTTTTTCATTAAAGTGGGAGTTGATGGTCTCCCACTTTTTTAAGAAAAAACAACAAAACATTTGACTTTTAAGGATTATAGTATTATATTTATAGTATAAAAAAAAAACAATATGGAAAACAAGTTAGACATCACGGGACACCAAGCTCCCAAACCAAGAACAGACCAAGACAGGATTATGTTCCAAAACCAATCTCACCTTATTCAGAACTATTTTAAGAGTTGTGATATTTGTCCCGACTTATACGACATCTGTCTGGCAACAGATTTGATGGTTGAGTATGTAAAGTACGGCTCAAAGAATAAAGAACTTGCTGATAGGTTCAATAAGTTTCAACAATACATTGAGGAGAAATACTAATGGGACAGTCAAAAAGAATGTTTGAGAAAGAACAAGATTTGAGTAACTTAAATCTGTTTGATGAAATGTTGGATATGGATTACCAATATGAAATGTGGAAAGAAAAGATGATAACTCAATACGATGAATATTTAAGAGAACAAGAATATGGAAGACAAGAGAATCAACAAGTGGAAATCAAATGATGACTACAAAAGTGTATATCACTTTTGGAATGTATTTGTAATGAGTGTAACCAATGGAGAATATAACTTCTTGGAAACCCTTAAAGAGGGTGATGAGTTCATCGTAAGAGGTGCGGATGTATTTAAGTCAGATGAGACAAATAAAGTCACAAAAGACATCTACATAGAGAAGGTAGATAACAGTGATAAACAGATTTATGTTGAGTATTACCTCAAGAGTTGATTACTCACCAGAACCTTTTCCACCATACCACCAGGGATACGGACAGTTAAAATAGTCAGAACCATAAGTTCCGTTTACATTAGCTCTACCACCCCTACCTGATGGAGGTAATACGATGTTAGCCTTGAACGCTCCACCAAACTCTGGAATAAGTTGTCCGTTGTCCGTAACAACACTATATTCAGGATATTTCCAGTTGTTGAATACCAAGTGTCTTCTCAACAGATTATCATTAAACTCTGCGTTATCCTTGGCGGTATTCTTTAAGTATTGGAACTCTTTATATCCAATACTCCTTGACTGTTCTCCCTCAAACTGTTGTAAACCCGTATTAACAAACTTTACAAAAAAGTTGTCTAATGCCAGGTAATAACTAAATGAGATAAGAGTAGGTTGAATAAAGTTATTCAATAACTCCTTATAGTTAACATTTGATACATCATTGATATCACCAGATTGAACCAAACTCAATATCTTTTCATACAGATTCGTCCCCAATGTCTCCTGTGTAAAGATGGTTTGGGCTTGTGTAATACAAAAACGGAGTTCCGAAGTATCAACATTCTCGTTAATAGGAGTATTATCTTTAAGTTTCTGTTCGGATATTAAAAGGACGTTGTATATCATAATATTTGGTTCTGTTGTATTTCAAGGTTTATCAACTCATTTGGATACATCAACTGAATGATTGGTTGTAACTCTCTAATCATAAACTCTTGTGTAGGTTTGATTGATGTATTCATAAATAGTTTGTATGTTGTTTCCAACTGCTCTGCTGATGAGTTAAAACCTGTTGGGTTAGGTAATCCGACAATAGAACCATCAACGATTTTATGACCCGCCAAGATGTTCTCTCTAACCAAATCAAAGATTTCAGCATAACCACCCGTCTGCATGGTTGGTGTTATTTGAGTGATTTCAGGTTTCATACCCTCACCACCATAAGAAACAACAATCCTACCAGCATTAGAACTACCTCTATACCTTTCCTCTAACCTTCTTAAAATGTCCTCTTGCTCGTTTTGTGAATCTGGTGCGTCTTGAGGTAGGTGTACCCACATAGATGGGCTGGCTCCGTTCATAATATTATGTAGGTTAAACTCCGAGATGGCTCTTGATAAACGAATATCCAACATAGATGATAAATAAGATGGAACACCATAATACAAATAACCAGGTTGGTATTGTTTGATGTGAATCATTTGTCTGTCCGTGTAGTTTTTTGGGTCAAACTCACAAAACTCAATAACCCCCACCTTTTTATAGTTTGCCCAATCAGTACAATACATCCATTTTGTTACGTTTGTAACATCATCCTCTTCAGGTTTACCTGCTCTCATAAACTTTGATGGAATAACTTGGAATCCCGCAATACCTTCTCTACGGTCATTAGCCCATAATATTTCCAAAAATAAGTTTCCACCCACCAAAAACTCCCAAAACATCTGTCTTGAGACATCATTTAGGGTTTGTTTGGCATTAATCTTGTAATCGGTTGTAAAACCTCTACCAACGCAGTTGTCTAACTTTGATAAAAGACACGCAGCGTGTATTGGAGAGAAATCTGCGTAATCATACCATCTTTCAATCTCCATATTGTCTAACCCCCATCTTACAAAGAACTCATTCTTGTTGATTTTTTCAACAAAACGTGTTGAGGTATCAATATTACTGAAGTTTATTATATCTGTTTTAATCATTGTCTGCGTTATATACTATAAATACATCACTATCTCCACTATATGATGTTGGAATATTTTTATTTGTACCCACCACATTTACCAATGTCTCATTTACGACATCATAACTGTATTGAGGGTCAAGGTTATCTGATGATAGTTGCTCGTATATCTTAACATAATACTCACCAGGTATTAAGTGAACGTTACATTTACCACAAGTTGTATTACCCGTTAAACTTTGAGGTATACTATCATCAATATTTATACAAAATAAATCATAAGATGGTGAATAGTTTACAGAAGGTGGAACACGATAAGGTATGAACCTCCATCTCTGTCCCGATAACTTATGTAACA